GTAGTCATGGTCAGCGCCACCGAGCATCCACACGCCGCACCCGTTCGGATGGTGGTTGATTATGGATAGCTGGCCGGGGTTGCCGCCTTGGAAGGGTTGCGCGTGGTCTTTCGTTGCAGCGTTGGTGATGTACTTCGACGTGACATTCCAGAAGCTGCTGTTGCACGTATCCACAATCCGGCAATAGGGCGCGTTGAAACCGCCTCGGACTAGACCAATGTCGGTAGCCTCGGAACAGAACGAATAATCAAAGCCTGCATCCGCGAACGTGCCCTCGATAATGAGCTGATCGAAGGTGTTCGCCGGCGCAACTATAGTGTTGGAGACGCGGCCATATTGGTAGGACCAGCGCGGGATGAATGTTGCGTCTCCGGTAATTGTCAGGTTGATGTTGGCGACAGCGGCCGAGCCAAGTTCGTCAAATACCGGCAATCCCGCCGCCGCCGAATAGATCTTTGCGCGCTGCCCGTCAATGGTGAGGCGCGACAAGCCCGTAAAGTTCAAGCTATCCAGAACAAGATAGTCACCGCCAAAGGCGAACACCAACTTGCCATAGATCGCATTGCGGCCCGACGCGTCAGGTACCGATTGCGCGCGCATCGCTGCCGAAGCGGCGTTGATCGCTGGCGCGTTGTCGGTGCCGATGACCACGGTGGGTGCCGTCCACGATACGTTGAACGTAACTCCGGTGCCTGGGCCAGTCGCACTTACGGGGTTCGCGGGAACGGCAGAGTAACCGCCCGGCACGGTCACGGCGGCAATTGACCCAGGCTGGCCCTGGATTTGAACGTTGTTCGCACCCATAACGATAGCAACGGTCGCGCCGACAAGGCCGCTGACGCCGCCGACATCGACAATCGGCTCGGCCGCTAAGTTGGGCGGATTGGCCTGATAGATGCCGGGAGTTGTCGGGGTAGCAACGACGCTCGCAAGCACGCCGCCCGTGATCGTGCCGGTGAAGCGAAACTGGGTTGCGGCTGGCGACGTGCCGATGAAGGTATAAACCCCGTCGATGCCTCCGGTGCCGTTAGTATTGCGCGCTACAGTGTTGACCTTCGTCGTCTGCACCGTCACCTGGGCAGGCACCACAAAAGTCCCACCAAGCAGCGTGTAAACGTCGAGGGGACTGACGCCGGTGCCGGCGGCAGCGATTGTGGGATTGCCGGTCGCCTGGAAAGCAACGCCTGACAGCGCTGTTGTCGCGGCGCCAGAGAGCGTGATCTGGCTGGCCAAAGCATTTACCGAAACGACGGGAGCAAGAAGCCCCGTGCCCCCCGGGCCGCCAAGAGGCAGGATCGCGATTTGGCCAGGAACGACGGTGCTTACGTCGGCGCCCGCGATCGTAAGCACCGAACCGCCAGCGTCAATGGACAGCGTGCCAGAGTACTGCTTGCGATCGCCCTTCGCACCGTAGGTGCTGACGGAAAACTCCGTCGCGCCGCCGAGCATGTCGGCCAACGAGTACCGCAGCACCGGAGCCGTGGCAGAACCTGATGTGGCGGCCAGGAATTGCTCCAGCCCCGTCATCGGTCGCGAGCCGAGAGGCGTGTTGTTCCATAGGTTCGGGTAGGCGCCGCTCATCTGACGTCCTTCATGGCGGGATCACGCGCTCAGGTGTGTTCGCACCGATCTGCGGCGCAATCGCATTGATGACTGAGCTATCGTTCCTTCGGATGATCGCCCCGTTGTTATCAGTCAGCACGTAAATTTGCATCGGAGGCCCGATGTCCAAATCCGGTCGCGGATTCCAGATCGGCAGCGGATCGGGGGGCGGAACGTATGTGCGAAGCTGCGCCTGCGGGATATCGAGGCAACCCGGGCACACGAGAATGCGCAGATTCGCCAGTTGGGCGCCGCGCCAGTCGTACTGCCAAGTCAGCCGACTGTGGTTGTACCACAGGCCGCATCTATCGCAGCATCCAAACGCGCGGGGCCTGCGCGATGATATCTGAACTCGACCTCGGGCTTGGACGAACGCCATCAGGGTTTAGCCGCTCCCTTCGCGGCTGCCAGTTCGTCCTGCGCCTTCTTCAACTCGGCGGTGAGCTGTTGGATTTTCACCTGCGCGTCCATGAGCGACACCTTGGCGCTCAGGCACGCCATTGCCTCCTGGCCGATCACCTGGGCGGCGAACGGCGAGGTCTGCGTATCCTGCGCCGCGCATGGCGCTACTGCCAAGACCGCCAGACCCACAGCCGCCAACAGTGCGCGCATGATCTTTCCCATCAGCAGTGCGTCACGATGCCGCCGACGCTGGCGAAGCTGATGGTCGGGGCACCAGAGCACGACACGCCGGCGGTTGCCCCGGAACTAAAGACGCCGGTTGCGGAAATCGCGGCCTTCGTCACGCCGGCCACCTGGTAGAGCAGCGACGTGCTGCCGGTGTCGTAAAGCAGCGTATTCCGCGCCGCTGGGGATAGCGTTGTGTCGTCGCCGTTGAACTCGATTGCCTGCCCCGCGTCCATATTCAAACCAAACACCGGGGCACTTGAGCCCGTCGGCGCAATCGCACCACGCGCATCGTAGGCACTATAAGTCTGCGTGCTTTTTGCGAACCCGAAAGCGCTTCCGAAATTAGTATGATCGTCGTGAGTGATGCTGCCAGCGGGATCAGTCGTCGAAAGCCAAACTCCTAGGCCGATCTGGGTCTGAGTAGTGTCTGTGGTAATTTGCCGAATGCCCGCCAGATGTATCCCGCTGCGGATACCCGCGCCGCCAATCCAGGAAGGGTTGGTGGCATCGTCGGCCTTGTTGGTGCTCACATCTAATTCCAAGGCGTTAAGTAATGCGTTCCCGGTCGAAGACGTTACATCAGTCAGATCAAGAGCCGACGAAATACTGCCCTTGATCCACGCATTCGATCCGACGTTGCGGATGCCTGTAAAAAAACCACCGAGGCAAAACCCCGAGACCGTCGAATTGCTCGTGCATTTCCCGACGATGTTCCACTCATTGCTGCCATCAGTGGCTGCAGCAGTGGTTTCGACGCCAAGCGCCCGCACGATATTGGCGAGTGTACCGCCGCCAGTGGTAACGCGCAGAATACGGAACGCCGAGTAGTCTGCCGGTTGCGCCGCGTTCATGTTGAAGATCAGGCCGCCGCCCGTGGGAAGAAACAGCCCCGGCAGGCCGCCGACCGTGGTGAGTGGCCCTAGCGCCTTCCCAATCGCCGTGCCAAACCCGGTGATCGTCGTGCCAGCGACCGTCAAATTCCCGGTGCTCGAAAGCGTCGTGAATGCGCCAGCACCCGGCGTTACCCCACCGATCGCTGCGCCATCAATGGTGCCGCCAGTGAACGCAACCCCTCCGCTCAAAAGGGTGGCGAACGTCCCGGTAGTGGCACCGAGCGTCGTGAACAGCCCCGTGTTTGGTATCACGTTGCCAATCGGAGGCGGCGTGCTCCATGGAACCGCCCCACCCCCCACCGCCGCCTGGATCTGCGAAATCGTGAATTTGACGGTGTTGCCGCTCTGGCCACCAAGCACAAGGTCGTTGGCGCCTGGCGTCGTGCCGGCGGTGCAACTGTAGGGGAGGACGCCAGTGCAGCTTGCCTGGGCAGCCAGCGGGCTGGCGAAGGCGGCGGCGAGGCCGAGCCAGAAGAGCGGTTTCATGTTAGCGATCATAATAACTGGCCAAGCCGGGGGCAATGTAGATGGACACAACCTCCCTTTCCGCGATCCGCGCTCGCTGGTAGCTTGCAGCGGCCTTTGCTGTCAGCGCGGCGGACATTTCCGGCGCATAGGTGTAGGAAAGCTCGACCGCCAGCGCGTCTACGTAGGCCATCAACCAACGAGCGGGTATCGCTACCTGTGTGCCACCTGCCAGCGTTGCATCCTGCGACTTTTTAAACCGCCAGTAGAAAAGAACGTATGGTCCATTCCGGTCCGGCACGGGATAGAGATGGATGACAGGCGATATGAGCCGGTCAAACCAATAAGTTGTGGTAGGAGCCTGCAAGAACGGGTTCGGGTATGACGCAAACTCGCTACGCCCAACCGGAAAGATCACCCGATTGTTTGCGAACTGCGTGCTGCCGTTCGCCATCAGCGCGCCGCTCTCGTCCACCAGCGGAACGCCTACATTGTCCGTCAGAAAGCCGGATGCCTGGGTCTGCACATAGGCATCGGCAACCATGATCGTATCCGGCGGGCACTGCACAATCTGCTGCCCCTGAGCCAGCGGGGCCGTTTGCAGGTCCACATCCCACAGCAGGGGCTGGTCAGTACTCCAATCGCTAAGTATCAGGTTTGCCGCCATATAGGCGTCGGCCAGATGCTCCTGAAGGACGGCAGTGCGGCGCACCTTCACGCGGCCAAGCGCGTAAACCGCGAGGCCGCCGAGCGCCGGATTGAAGGTGGTGGTGCCGGTGGTAGTGATGGCGCGCCTCCTGCCCGCAGACTAGAGCCGGGCGGCGGGCTCCGCCAGTGTTACCTCAGCGGGACGACATCCCCTGGATCGTGCGGAACGTGATGCTGCCGCCCGACGGGCCGGTGGTGACGTTGATCCGCAGGAACTGGATCGGCTCGGTGATGAGGCCGTTGGCGTTGCCTGTGGCCGCCGTCACCACGTCGGTCCATACCGGAGCCGCCACCGTATTCACGTCATCGAAGGTCTGCTGCACGCTGAAGGTGCCCGTAACCGCCGTGCCCAAATTCTCAACGCTCCAGGAAAGCCCGAACGGAGTCTGCATCCAATCGCAGTTGTAGGGCGCCTGGGCCCCTGCCGGCGAGCCGGTCCCCACGTTCGCCACGGTTTGCACGCGGAGAGCCATCAGGAGCCTCGCCCGATGTCAGGATACTTCGCATGAACCTTCGCGCGCACGGTCGCCTTCTGCGCCGGAGAGCCGTGCTGCGATACCCGCGCGAGGGCGTTTCTGGCGTGAGAGGCATCTGGGATCGGATACGAGCCAGACCCAGCCCCCTTCGGTCCCGCGCCCTTGCCTGGCAGCGCGAAATCGCTCTTGGGGAGATGCTGACGCTCGGAGGCAGTCAGACGCCCCCCGCCAGCCAGCTTGATCGGCTTGTGCTCGCCGCCGTGCTCCGCCGTCTCATGCTGGCGGATCGCGCTACGGATCATCGAGGCATCGGCTGCCCGGTCGTCGTGTGTTTCACGTGAAACACTCCCGCCGCGCGCCCGGTTATGCACCGCCGGCAGCGCGCCAGGCTCGTCGATCGTCGGACGCGCGGGCTGGTCATGCGCAGCGGCGTTGAACCGCTCCTTGATCGAGCCGCCAGCCGCGCGTTGCCGATAGCGATCAATGTTGTGCTGGGCAGCATCGCCTATGCGGTGCGAGTCCTCGATCAGTCCAGAAACAGCACCGAGCGAATCGCTCGGGCCGACATTTGACGCAGTTGGACCTGGATATGGCTCGCCGCTTGGCCACGCCTTGCCGCGCGAGTAGATGTCGTCATTGGCCGAACCGCCCGTCGCCCGCTTCTTCGCCGGAGCACGATCCAGCCGCCGCTTTGCGCCCTGGCCCTCTACCGAGCCGCCAAAGGCACGCCGCAACCGCTTCGCGTAGAGCTTCTCATGCGGCTGCATCTAGGCTCTCGCTCGTCGCGTCACATTGGAGCTGCACGCACGCCTCCAATGAGGCTGGGTGCCTAACTATGGCGGCGCTGTCTGGCAACAGGATATAACTGCCATCGTCCGACAGTTCCCCGCGCTCATCTTCCCAGTGTAGTCGCCGCTCGATAACCACCACGCCACCGACCTCAGTCGTCCCGCTTGTCGGTCGAGGTCTGCAGCGAAGCCCCCGACGGCGCCGTCAGCCGGGCAGCCGACGTCATGGGCGACGTGTCCGCACCAATCCCGCCGCCACGCTTGCGCCCTGGCACGCGGTCCATCCTGTGATGCCGCGGGGCCTTTCCATCAACGTGCATCGGCATCGAGCCATGATGCACACCGCCGCCGCGCTTCAGTGCGATCGGGCCGCCTTGCTGCAGCACAATCGGGCCGCCTTGGGCGCGCTTGTGATGCTTCGCCCGGCCGCCGTGCTTGTGGCCGCCGTACCCGCCGGCCATGGCGTCCTTCTCGGTCTTCGACCCGACCGCGTTGTACTTCTGCGATCCGCGGCCTTCCTTCTCGTCCTCGGCCAGCTCCTCCATGCGCGACTCCTCAGCACCGCCGCCAGAAGCCCTCTTGTGGTGTGCCATCAACTGGCCTCCTTATTAAAACTGCGCGTTGCCCATGAGCGAGGTCGCGCTCACGGCATTCGCCAAGATCATCTCCGACAGCGAGTTCCGCACGCCCATCGAAAGAATGACGCCCGTGAATGCCGTGCCTGAGTGGGATCCGTTCGAGGCGGTCGAGCCGATGCCTCCGCCGAGGCCTCCGATCGCCGATGTCTGGATCGTGCCGCGCACATCAGCCGTCGTGGCCGTGCTCGCCGTGCCGGAGGCCAGACCTGCAGTGAAGCCCGTGGCAGCCACGTTCATGCCAGCGTTCCACCAAACCTCGGTGTTCTCGATCTGCGCCGCCCTCGTCGCGAAGCCGAATACATCCGATGTGCCCACCGCATAGGTGTAAGTAGCATCAGTGAAGGCCGGTGTCACTGACGCAATGTACTTGAACGCCTTGATGCCATAGGTCGTGACCGATGTGCCCGGCACGCTCGTGATCGTCTCCGTCATGGCCTGGCCGTAGACGTCGTAGCCCTTGACGGTAAGCGCGCCGCCAGCGCCCAGCGCGTTGTTGCAGGTGATGACCACGCCCCGCGCAATCGCCTGCCGCGGATCGAGGAACAGCCCGGGCCCCGAGGCAAAGTAAGGAGCCGCCGCCGTAGGCACGCCTGCCGAGCCGCCTTCGATCGGCTGCCAGATATTGCCCGTGCCAACCCGTGCGCCGCCTGTCGCCGCCGAAAACGGCGCCGTGCTCGTCATCACCGCTACCGTCGCCGAGGTGATGCTCTGCACCGTCGTCATCCACGGCGTGGTGGTCGTCGCGATGGCCGCAAACACCAGCGGCATGCCGGGCACCAGCACCGACGTATCCGCAAATGTCACGTTGGCCGAGCCACTCACCAGCGTGGCCAGCCCAAACCCGAAGTCGAGGCACAGCGCCGGCGTGACGATCGTCTGACCGCCGTATCCGTTGCCCGTTGCCGATATCGGCGAAATCGGGATGTTCGCCACCGCGCCGAAGGACGGCACCGCCAGCGTCATCGCTACGCCGCTCGCCACCGTATGCGCAGCCGCAATATTTGTGGTGAGGTGCGCCGCTGGCGTTCCAACCGCCGAGCGGTAAAGCGCGGCATTGAACAGCGCCGGAGCAATGCCCTTAAAGCCCCCCGCGCGTTCCTTGTCGAAGATAAACCGCGGATCGGGCACGCCGTAGCCGTGGTAGAACATCGACGGGCCGAGACCCTGCTCGCCGCCCGCGACGCCGCCCGCAGAGAGCGAGCCGTAGGCAACGAACGGGCCTTGACCACCTGTCATTGCCATTTCAGGCGCTCCTTAGTTGGCAGGTCATGCTATTTCTTCCCCACCACGGTCAAGATGTGGGGAACGTGCCCCAAATACCTCTTGGGTTTTTATACCCAGCAAAGTACCTTTCGTAGCCTTTCACTAATAGGTTATCAGTCGAGTCATCCACCCACATGGACATCTCGAACTCCTGCCGCTGCAGGTAGAGCAGCCCGTCGTAGTTCGTCTGCACGAACCAGGCGAAGTTCGACGTGAAGAAGTCCATGACCTCGTAGCCGTCGGGGAGCGAGCCGGTGGCGCGCATGGCGTTGGCATCGTTGTCCGCGGTGCCGGGGCGCAGCGTCGTGTGCCACAGGCGCGCGGCGACCCACTCGTTGTAGGGATGCACGAGCAGCCGGCGCCCCCGCCAGAAGCCCTTCAGGCCCGCTTGATCGCGGAACAGCGTGCGGATCGAGGTGAGTGCGGTGAGGAGCGCCGCTTCGTTCAGGTCGAGTTGCGCGCTCGACGGCGTGTTCGCCCAGGTGCCATAGTCGTAGGGATGCGACGCGGAGCACATGGCCACGCCGTCCCCCTGGACCGCACCATTATAGACATTGGCGGTGTTCAGGACGTTGGCAGCCTGGATTTCCTTGTACTGCGCGAAGCTCTCGTGCAAGCCAAGGTTGGAGGCCGGGAACTCCGCTTCATACAGGTTGTCGTCGATCGCCTTGCGGGTGATGGCGTAGCCCAGCCCCACCTCGAAGTGCTCGTGGTTATAGATGAAGCGCTCGCCGGCGTTGTTGTCCATGTAGGTCGCGGCGCCCTCGGTCTTGAGAGCAGCGAGACCCATGTAGCGGTTCTCGGCGGTGCGCTCGATGCCGAGGTTCGACTTGCCTTGCCAGAAGATTTTGCTCCACTGAGTCGGGATCTGCTCGTATTTGCCTTCGATGCCGCGGAGGCCGGGGCGGGTGAGGTCGTAGATGGAGGCGACTGAAATGGCCATTGCTTCGCCTCCTTATGCGACTGCTGTGACGGTGCGGGTTTCGGCGAAGTTGAACATCACCACCACCCAGTTGTAGGCGGTCGTGTCGTCCACACCCGGAGAGCCCACCTCGAGGAAGTCACTGGCAAGGCCAACGATGCGGAAGGGCAGCGTCGTGCCCGCCGAAGCGACCGCCGTGAAAAGATCGATGTAGCAGGACGACTGCCCGGTCGTGGTGTTGCCGACGTTCGAGGCGCCCGTGTAGTTGATGTCCACGGTATTGCCGACGTTGGCGATCGTGGCTGGGCTGACGGTGCCGCTCGAGGCCCCGGTCTGCGCGAGAAACCGCGCGTTGGGGTTCGTGAAGATATTGGCCGGGAACGGGTTGGCGAGGGCGTCGCTCGTGCCCGGCCAGAACTTCGACATCACCGGGATTTTCCCGGCGATGGAGTAGTATTCGCAGTCCCAGAAGACGCCGGCCGCCTGGGCGCTTGAGCCCGCCGCCATCTGGCGGATGTAGCCGGCCTCCGTGGAGGTGCCCGTGACGACCGGATCGCCGCGAAAGATCGCGGTCGTGTCGGTCTTCAGGATTTTCCGGGGATTGAAGCTGAAGTTCGTGACCGTGCCGTCGCCAGACCAGAGCGGCATCAGGCCGAATGGAAGATTGGTGTTTGCCACGGGCAACAGCCTCCATCGCTCGGAAGCTGGTGGCGGGCTCCGCCTGGGCTACCGATGATGAGGCTTGGTTCCCGGCATGGGAACGGTCGCGGCCGACGCGGCGGCCAGACCCCTCGAATGCCTCCAGCGCGGAGGCGGCGGGACGTTAGGCGCAAGCGGTGAGACAGGTCAAGCTAATTGTTCTAGAGAAAGCGGGGAGGCAGTGGTTCCCGCCGCTGGCCTCCCCTAAGCCTGCACCCTTATGCAGAAGGATGCAGCTATGAGCGTCGTAGAAATACGCGAAACCACCGTAACACAGGATTTATCTGGCGCAATCGTTCAGCTTCGGATTTCCGACGCAAAGCTGCCAGACGACCCTGCCGAAATTCGTCTAACCATTCAGGCGGCAGTTCCGGCATTCGAACTGCCTTTGCTCGCACAGGTTCAGGGGGATGCGCTAAAGGCAGCATCATCTGTACCACGTGTTGCCGAGGCTTGCGCCCGTCATTTTCCCTCCGTTACTCTCAGCGCACGTCAAGAGGATTGTTGCTGCGGGCCGGAGTATACACCGGCTATGGCGGTGTTCCTCCGCCTCGGCATGCCGGCGATCAACCCGGCTTTCGGCAATGTAGTCTAGCCTTTCCGCGCGTGTCCTCTCCACGCCGCCGCAGCGTCTACGCTATACCACGAAACTTACTCAATAGCCATCCCATCGCTGATCGGCATCCGCGTCACGCGCACGCTCGGCGCGATGCCCGGATGGTTCCGTGGCCCGGTGCCAGACGGTGCCGTCGCCAGCATGGCGTTCGCGTTCTGCTTCGCCAGCTTCGACTTCAGGTATGCGCCACGATGGCGGTTGTATGCCTCGTTCTCCGGCAGTTCGTAGAGCCGCTGACCCTCAAGTTCGATCGCGCCCTGATGGCCAGGCGGCATGAACAACCCATCATGCCGTGAGGCCGGCACGGGCCGCCAGCCATTGCGCTCGGCCCGCTGCGCACGGCGGTTCGTGTCCGGCATGCCGTAGACTTCGGTGCGAAACCACTGGTACACCATGCCGGCGGGGATGATTTCCTCCGGCACCTCGAACTGCAGCGTCTCGTCCTCAAAGCCGCGCGCGATGATCTCCTCGTCCGTCAGGCGGCGCGATTGCAGACCATGCGGCTGCAGCGGCTCGCTGAGCGGCTTCTGCGCCGCCGTCAGCTCAGCATCCATAACGCTGGCGTCGAGACGGAGCGGCTTCTTAGCCGAGGGAGCATCAGCCGAGGTGCTCATCGTGCGTTCCTCCACGGATTGCCTCTCTTGAAGCCCTCGCTCCCAGTGGCCTGCTCCATGCGCAACGCCTCAGCCCAGGACTGTGATACGAGCTGCATGTCGGGCACCTGCCGCCCATTCTCCTTCTTCGTAAAGCCCCATACCTTCATGGCGTGATCCACGAACTCCTTGGGAATGTGATCTCCTCTCGGGCGCGTTTGGCTGTGGAGAGAAGCCGTCTGCCGTCCGGGCGCGGCCTGCGGAATCTGGCGCTGGCCACCGTTGGGAGGTGCCGGCTGCTCTGGATTGGTCAACCCTGCTGTCCTTTCGACGAACTGGAAATACTCCGGACTGTTTTGAGTGAGACCGCTCCCCATCGCGAGAGAATGAGCGCCGACAACACGAGCCTGGAACGCCGGATCGGTGTAGAACAGCGGACGGCCATCGGAGCCTACGTGGCTTCGTATCCAAGTCGCCGCCCGGGCATCGCGCGTTGCCAGATCGGCTTCAATCGGATCGGCACCATCCTGCGGCTGTTGTTGCCTAGGCTGTTGCGCTGGCTCGCGAAGCTGCTGATTGCGCCGCGCCTCCATCTCCCGCTTGCCGGCCTCGAGTTGCGTAATCCGCGCTCCCACCTGCCCGGCCTGCACCGACAGATCCGCCACCTTCTCGAAATCGCCGGCTTCACCGGCAGCCTTCATCTGCCCCCGGATCAGATCGGCCTGGCGCAACTCGGCATCAAGCGCATTGCTGACTGAGGCGAAGTCCGATGTCTCCCGCTCCTGCGTGACGGTCTGCAACTGCTCGGTGACGTTGGCGACCTGCGCTTGCGCCGACCGGAGGCTCGCCTGATAGCGCCGTTCACGCTCGACGCGATCCGTCTCGAACTGCGCCTTGATCGCATCGATGGACGTAGCGGGGTCGGCGGGATCTGGCTTGTCGTCGATCGGTTCTTGTTCGGGCGGGGCGGCTTCTGCTGTTTCGCTCATCAGAACACCACATCCGGCCGCGACACTGGCATTTTGATCGCCCGCTCATTCACGAAGTGCAGGCAGTTCACGCCGTTGATCGAAAGCCTGAACCCGTTGGCATCACCGCGGCGGAAGATCACCCAGTCATTCACCTCGAACTTGTCGGCGTCGGTCCACGTCAGTTGGGGCGTCTCCTCGAAACACCGCGCCCCCATCTTCAGCACCAGCCCAACATGGCCCTGGTAGATGTCCTCATCGAGAACCCGATCAGGCCGCTGGATGCTTTCCCACGGGAACTTGTCGGGCCGCTTGTACACCGCCACCAGAACCGCGTTCAGCGTCACCCGCACCGTATTCAGCGCCCACCCGACTTGATCGCGAATACGCTGCTTTTCGGACTCAAAGAACGCCATCGCCTCCGCCGTGTTGGGGCCGACCTCGACGCCAGGAACACGCTGCGGCGGGGCATCCTCGGCTTCTGCAGCAGCCATCGCGGCCGCACGCTGTTCCTCCGCCCGCCGCGCGTTCCGCTCCTGCATCCGCGCCTCACCGATATGCCTCGGCAACACCAAACTAGACACCGTACAGCGGCTCCTTCTTTTCTACGGCCTCGGGCTCGCCGCTCGCCTCGCGCTCAGCCTCCCTGATGGCCTTCAATGCGTTCGAGTACCCGCGCAGTTCCCCTACCGCCTCGCGATAGGCTTCCAGCGTTGGGAGCGTGCCTTCCGTCAGCGCGCCGCGCACCCGCTCGGAATGCTCCTGCAATAGGCGCGTCAACCGGCCAATGACCGTCTGCTCGGCGTAGGTCAGCGACGGCTTCGGCTGCGGGATAACCCCCTGTTTGAGAGGCGCCCAGGCGTCGGGGTTGAGATCGATCCTCATTGTTTCACGTGAAACATTTGGCAGACCCTAGTCAATCCGCATCTCTTTCTTTTGGGCAATCGACTTCTCGATCCGCCCCAACCCGCCGCCCGAGCCGGCATCCATCTTCGGCGGCTTCACCGCGCCGCCGCCCTTCATTCCAGGCGGGCGCATACCGGGCGGCGGTGGCATCCCGCCAGGGGGCGAACCCATCGGACGCGGCGGCATAGCGCCCGGGGGCATTCCACCCGGCGGTCCACCGGGCGGACCCCCCGGAGGCCCACCCATCTGCGGCATCGGAGGCCGCGCCGGAACCGGAACCGGCACCGCCTGCGGAGCGGACTGCTGCGCCGGTGGCACCAGCACGTTCACGCTCACATGCGCCTTCCCCTTGTGGCGATCGGCGCGCTTCTTGCTCGCACCACCCTCCACCGCCCCACCGTCAGCGTAGCCGGCACGATGATCCGGCTTCGAGTGATGCTTGCCGTGCGTCCCAGTGCGGGCATGGGGCACAGAACCCCCGCGACTTACCCCTGCCCGTTCCGCAATCCGCCCACCGCGAGCCTCGGCGCACGCCGAACGCATGCTGCGATAGTCAGTCATGTGATGTCCTTCCATCAAAGACGGCAGTTCCGTCCTTATCAAGATATAGCGGTGGAACCGAGGGCCGGACCGGCGGGACAAGCTCTATTGGCCCTCCGTGCAGCTTCATCAACGCATCCATCGCCGCAATGAGGTAATCCGTTGGATCACGCAACCCAACCCGCAACGGTTTCCCATCCTCCCCGATACGGCAACGCATCCCATTCTTTAGTGCCTGCGCCACTTGGCTGGCAGCCTCGAATGCAATGGATGCCTCAGCCATCACGCACTCCCCTGCAGGTTGTCGAGAATTGCAGCCTGTTCGGCCCAGTTCGTCACAGCCTCGAACGCCTCATCGCACATGCAATGAACCTCCAAAAACACGTCCGCCCCGGTTACAGACCGCAACACCGGGAATTTGCGAACGATGCCCTCGATTAAGTCCAACAGCGTCAGCCCGCGGTCATAGAGCGCGGCAATTTCCTCGGGAACCTCAGCACCGCAGGCGACTGCCATATCGAGAACAGCACGAGAGCATTCCCGCTGTTCCGCTCCCGCAGCAAGCAACGCCTGCAAGCGCTCTTCGTGCGACCGCTCAACCATCGGACACCCATAGGCGCTTCCACTGCCGCGCCCGACCCTTCACCCTGTCGCCCCCGTAATCCATGAAAGCAACCAGCGTGTCGCCCAGCACCCGCCAGCGGTACGGGCCCTGGTCGTAAACAACCTCGCCATTCGTGCCCGCCCATCGCGCGGCTTTCGCCGGAATGGGCGGGACATCAGCCCGGGAAATGAAGACACAGCCCTCTGGCATCATGTCCCGGTGCCCGAGATCAATGATTAGCGTTACGCTCACGCGCCCGCCGGCACCGCCGCCGTTGTCTCGAAACTCCCAGAGACACCCGACACGCCAGGATTGGCACGATCACGAACCGCCAGCACATGCGATCCAGCCGCCGGCGCCGCTGCCTTGAACGACCACTTCTCCGCTTCGATAGTGGCACCCTCCGCCGGGACCCACCCGCTGCCGTCGAACTCGTAATCCAGCGCAGCCGGTGCTGCACCAGCATACGTGCCGGTGTAGGTCGTCTCAGTCCCCGCCACTGCAGCAGCCGGCAGATCAACCACGATGGCCTCCTTACCCACGACCGGCGCCGTACCCGCAAAAAGTGCGTGGACATCCGTCGCCAGCACCGCGATCGTACAGTTACCGCGCGCCGCAACGCCAGCCTTCGCTGCCAGTTCGAGATCCAGAAGATCAGCCGCCGTCGGCTCCGTCGCCCGCCAAACCGTCCATTCGAGGTTGCCCTCAACGTAGAACTCCACGAGGAACCCAACCTTCTGCCGACCGCTCCTGACGACGATCGTAGGCAGAACCACCGGAAGAGCCTCCCGCGCCTTCTCCGCCGCCGCAGCGCGCTCCTCCGCCGCCGCCTGCTTCTCCTTGGCCGCGGCATCGGCCTTGGCCTTCACCGCATTCGGATCGCTGCCAACCGCCGCCGACGGCGTAGGGATGGGCGGCCAGATCGTAGCGGTCGGCGTAGTGAGGGTCGTTGACATGCTATTTAGCCTCCTGATGCCGGGGAACTACCCGGAGTTGTAGGGGAAGATAGCGGGTTGCCTCAAGCTCGTGCATCCCAAAACCAATAACGACGGTTGCCATCGCGGGCATACATCAGATTCGAGAGCCAATCGCCCTCAAACCATGTTTGAACGCCATCAGCGCGTCGCTTAATGTCCAATTCCTTCCGGGGATGAAGCTCCGCCAGAAGATCGCGGCCGTTCACATGGCTGAAACTGGCATGTACAAGCGCATCAAAGCGCTTTTGCTTCTCGTCCGCCGACAGAGCCAGTAATTCAGCTTTGGTAGCCATCATTATGGCCCTCCCCCCGGTTGAGGTCGCGTTGCCAGTCCAGCCGCAGCAACAGCGTGGTCGTCCGCGTGCGCAACCATCTCGTGCTGTAGCCTCAATCTCTCCGTCTGCTCGCGCGTCATATCGATCTCGGTCTTCGCCGCACGATCCGCCGCACGGTCCTGGCTCTCGACCATCGCCTCGTGCGCCCGCAACTGCTGATCGGCCCCAACCGCCGACCCTTCCGCCGCCGTCTTCTGCGTCTGCGCCCCCAGCAGCGGCACCTTCGCATCGGCCTCCTTCGCCCGCGCCTGCGCCGTCGCAATCGACGCCTGCGCCTGCATCATCTTCGCCTGCGTCGCCTGCGGATCCGGTGGCTTCGCGCCGGCCCCACCAGCCGCCGCTGCCTGCTGCGCCTGGAACGCCTCGAACTCCTCCTGCGTGTTCAGAAGCGAGTCCGTGCTCGTGACACCCATGCCGCGCAGAACCCACTCCGCCGTAGGCACCACCTTGAACACCCCCGGCGGTGTCTGCAGCGCCATCTGGAACACCGCCATCCGCTGCATCACCCGATGCAACATCGACGGCGTATTCGGATCAGCCGCCGGCACCAGATCGTAATCGTCCAGCGCCGCCAGCAGCGTAGCCTCATCCCACTGACGCGCCGGCTTCTTATTGTGACGCCAAAACGCCTCCGGGTCCTCACGCAACCGCTCGGCAATCAGCCCAAACTCCTCCGCCTGCGCCGCATGCAGCCGCTTAAACACCGCACCCGTCAGCTTCGTCGCCTCGATGATGTTCGCCATCACCGTCCCGACCGGAGCGTTCTGCACACCCTCGCCCGTCGGTACATTCGGCCGCGACCCCACCCGAGCCGCCGCCTGCGCCACATTGTCCAGCAGCGACAACCCCGCAGGCTGCGGCCCCTTGTACGGCAGCGGCGAGATCATGTTCCCGATGGGCTGCCCACCAGTCTGAATCGGAACACCGGCCCCAGGCGCAACCCGGAAGATGTTCGTCAGTTGCTTCCCCAGCACATCCACATACAAAAAGCCCGGGAAGTTGGAAAACATCATCGAATCGAGCATCAGCCGCCATCCGGCCGTCAGTGCCATCGTCGTATTGCCGAGGATGTGCATCAGCCCGATGCCGT